CCTCACAGGTGTAAGGTGCCTACGTTGTACACTATCTCGTGGAACAGGTTTTACAATTAGTCTTAAACCTTGCATTTCTTGCTATTCTTTTATAAGGTTATACAGATAATTAATTAAAGTGCCAGGTAAGGCATACTCAGGATACGGCTAGTATCCCATACTGCCAGTGCACAAGAAGATTCACGGTAAATACCAGCTTCTTTGTCAAGAGCTGCTACTGACTCTCCATTCTTCTTAGCACCACTCATGATATCATACACGTTAGATACCATGAAGTAAGACTCATATGCATCTTCATATACCATAGAGATGTTAGACTTAGTACGTGCACCAGCAGGAGCTGCATCAGTGTTACCAAGGTCAAGAACATCAAAAGTATAAGACTCATAAGAGTAGTTAGTACCAGGTACTTTTTCAGGATAGTAACGTGGATTGTCCTTAGTAGGATCATACATTACTTTAAGGGTAATACCATTAGGCATCAGGATTTCAGTAAACTGAGCACCAAACTTAAGGGCATTAGGTGTAATCTCTGAACTAGTACGAGATACAAAGTAGCTGTCCAAAAGTGTAAATGGAGAAAGACCAGCTTCATCCTTTACAAGTTTAGAGAACCACTCAATACCACCTTTACCTGTACGCAAAACTACTACTGGTTCACCAACACCATAACGGGTAGTGAATACAGTCTGAATGCGATCATAGATGTCATAGAGTGTGAGGGATCCGTTATGTGGGTGATAATGTCCATCTTTACGGATTTGCCTCCAACCTGGAGCTACCTTCATCACACGTTTAGTAACTGGGTGATAGGTAACTTCATTCTGTCCAAATTCCATCATGAAGTTCTTGTCTTCAAGAAGCCTTTCTGACAAGCGTGCTTCAGCCATAGAAATGAAAGAACCTTTTTCCAGTACTTTAGGTGTAGTCTTATCAGTCAAGCCTGGCTGATACAGATAACCAGCACTAACCGCTTTACCATCTGCATATACACCACCATTACCAGAAATACCATAACTCATGCCACTAGACTTACCATCCATCTCAAGACGGATAAACTTGTCAGTGACTTCTACTTTACGTGCCACATAACCAATATGTGACTGAAGCTCAAATACGCTTCCGAAGTAATCACCTCCATATTCGTAGTTGAGTTCATCTGCTACAGAAGTACCACCATCAATAACCCTACGGTTAGTTTCCAGGTACTTAGGAAGGATGTATACATTAGGATCTCCAGACTGGAGTTGTACAACATATTCCCATTCAGTAGCACTTACCTGTACAGGATTGCCAATAATACGCAAGAGTGGAGCATCAGCACTATCTGTCTTAAGAAGAACAGGTGCATGGAACCAACCCCTGTCAAGATAAATCTTGAACTGTGTGTTACCCTTACCTGGATAGGTAGGGAGATTTGTGTCTACCCGTGTAATCCTAGCATCGGTTTGCACATCTTCTGCAAGTCTCCAACTATAATCAGTATGACCAGGTTGTGTGGTCATCATATTACCTTGTGCCATAGTCATCCAGACCCAAGGCTTATTAATAATGTTGGATTCGATTTCAGAGGAGAAGAGTTGTGCATCTACCATGCCGAAATACGTGGGACCATAACTGCGAAATAGTTGCGCATGGGTAAAGGAGTCAGCATAAGAACCACCCCATCCTGTACGCACTACTTTTTCAATAGCCGATCTACGTCTTAACATGTTTTTAAATATTAATTAGTTTGTTTAAATGAAGCCCAGAAAGAACCACCTGGATCTTTTGGGTTTGTCTTGATTTTAGAAAGATGTGAGGATATTTTATCCCTCTCAATATTGTCTTTAGAAGTTTTAACTTTTTGTGATACTTTGCGTATGCCTAGTTCACTAAAGTCAAACTCTCCCTTAGCTTCATCAAAATACGAGTAAATGTCAGCAAGTTGCGCAAGTGCTTTTGGTGATTTACTTATCAAGTCATTCTTGCGTGCTGCTTCATCAGGCTTGAGGTTTTCCAGTACTGCTTGTTTCCTGGAATTATCCCAATCAAGGCTTTGTACAGTCTCATAAAGCTCTTCGTAAAATTGTACCCTTTGTTGTTCTTCTTGTAACTTTTGTTGGCGTACAAGTTCAAGTTGTTCTTGTTTCTCTTGTTGGATAGCTTGATACTGTTCTTGATACACCTCTTGTGCTTTTTCAAGTAACAGACCATCTTGTAACAAATCATCAAGATAACGTGTAGCCTTTTCTTCTGTAGGAAATAATTTAGTCTGCATGATGAGTGGCTTGAGGAAATCATAAGCTTCATCATCAGTGGTAGGTGCTTCTATACTAGAAGGCCTTACATAATAAATGTCAAAGAACTCGGCAATATCCTGTACAGACAGATCAGGTTTTTGAAAACTAAGTTGAAGTAGTTCTTGTGCAAAGTCAGGTAATGTAGACACTGCTTGCATAAACATTTGTTCTGGTAGTTCAGATACTAAAGATTCAAAGTTTTCAACAGTAGGTTGAAACTCTTCATCTTCTGGTATAATGTTAGATTCTACCAAAATATCATAGAGTACTTTTACCCTATCATCTACTTCAACATCTTCTGGAGTCTCTTCTTCAACAGTATCTTCTACAGTTTTAGAAGTATCATCCTCAGTGACTTCCTTATCTACAGGTTCTTCCAAGTTCACAGGTTCATCGAATCCTAATAGATCCTCGAACAAAGATTTTTTTTCCATTGTCTCAAAATTAAAATTAACTTAAATAGTTAGTGTTACTTCGTTTTCTGATTTATACTACTTGCTTTGATACGGGCAAGGTTTTCTTCATGTTGCCTATCTTTTTCTTTTTCACTAGCTTCAAAGATTTGTTTCTCCCTATCCCTTTCAATAAGGTCATTTTCTTTGTTTTTATTAATATCATACTGATTAGCTAGTGACTGTGCTTGTAGTTCTGCTATTTCCCTAGAAGATATGCGTTGTTCACGTATCTTAGCCAGATCTGACTCAAGTTTAAGATCAGCACGATATTGTTCAAGTTCGCGCATAGCTTTCTTCTGTTCTTCTATTAAACGCATTTGTTCTTGTTGTTGCTTATCTATGCGTTCCTGCATAACCCTTGATTCAGTAGCTAGTATCTTGTGCATCTCTTCTACAGAATTAGTGGTAGTAAGTGCTTTAAGTACACTAGATACCTGCTCAACTCCTTGACCAGCATTCTGTGCAAATGAGAATACAGACTGCAACATATAGTTAAAGTACAGTTGTTCCCTACCATTGTCAAACAGGTATAGACCTAAACCTTCAAGTTTATCTACATGCTTAGGTTCTACAGACATATATTCTTTAGTACCGTCAGGTAACATATACTCTAACTCAAAGTGTTTGAGGTTAGGATTATCCTGAAGATAGTTCTTAATATAAGTACGCATATTCATAATATGCTCATCAAGGGCATGTGCCCATACCATATCTAAGGTAAAAAACAATGTCTGTGTAGCTAACGTAGACTGTACCAATGCCTGTCTATTATCTGTAACATTAGTGTTAGGCATGGTAAGGGATTCCCTTTGTGGTGGTATACCCATACGCATACCTACCTCCATATCCAACATAGAACAGAAGTTCTGTATATTGAGTAATTGGGGACTGGTATCTACTACATTATAAGTAACACCAATAGTCCTGGTAGGTGCTGCTGGTAAACCATTTGCAGTCCTACCACTAGAATAAAACCTGGTACCAGTTTTTCTAGCTATGACTTCAGCTTTTAGTGTAGGGTCACTGGACATTTCAGGATTAGTTTCATGGTCTTGTCCAAGTTCATCAGGTACTTGGTCAACATCAATAGCCCTTTCCTGACCAACATATTTACTGATTTCCCTGTCTTGTAACCTTTTAGCTGCCATATACTGAAATGCAGTGGGCATAGCACGCTGTACTAAGGATATCCACTTAGAGTTCCTGTTGTACAGTATAGTACCTTTGTAAGACAATTCAAACTTAGAAAATGGATTGTCACCATAATCAGGTTGAAAAGGTACTTCACGATAATCAACCAATATATCACTACCTAACCTAGTTACCTCATACCTTCTAGGTATCATAAGTACTTCAGCTTC